TCCAACCTAGACCTTTAGTCATTAGACTAACAATTCAATTTATCTCACTGAGCCTAGTACATGCGATTGGGCTTTTGTTATAATTACGGCTGAGGTGAATTGAAATGAAGAAATTTGCTAAAGATAATTGGGATAAAATATTATCATTATCGGTGAGCATAATAAGTATTTTATTATCTATAGGAACATTCATTAATCAACAAAATATCAAAAGCCAGTACAATGATACATCAAATCAAGTGATTTTAAATTCAATAAATCTGGCACGATATGATTTAAAGTTGATGAAGTTAAAAATTAATATGTCACAGAATGGTAATCAGATAACTTATCAGCAACTTGCCTTTCAAATAGATAGTTTAAAAAAGAATATGGAAACTATTAAGCAAGTACAAGTTACAGAATTACCTAGAGATAAAACGTTAAATTACCAAGTGTATACTCAAGATTTGAACGCAATTATCTATCAGTGCAATAATGACTTGAACTCTTTAAAGAAGTTAGCGAATAAGTCTGAAAATGGTGAAGATCTTTTAGAATTGAATCCAATAAATATTAAGACTTTGCTCTCAGCTATAGATAAGGACTTACAAATACTATCTGATGATGAACAGGTAATAGAAGAAAATGGAAACCTATATGATAGGCATTATAAGCAGGCACTGAAAGAGATTGAGAGTTTGAACTGAAAGGGTGATTGAGTTGATTTTTCTAAGTGTAACTAGCTTGTTACTAGGTATTGTATCTTTATGTTTCACATTTTATCGAATAGGATATGAGCAAGGTTTGAAAAAATAAGAAGTGGTAGTCTGCTGTAACATGCTGACTTTTTATTTTGCAGAAAGGGAGGTCAGATGATGTTATCAACAGAACAAATCAATAATTTACTAGAAGTTGAAGAAAGTTATCAAGCCTCTTTTAAGTTAGCTGAGATCCTGAATGATAGGGATGAGTGCATTAAATTATTTGACTCATTTTTAAGGCTAGAACAAGACTTATCCTTTGACTGGTTCACAGATTACTTTCAAGAAGAACATTCTAACCGAAAAGACAAGAAGCAAGATTTTACACCAAAAGGAGTTACTGACCTATCAAGCAAGTTGTTAGGAAAATCTGAAAGTAATGCAGACATATGTGCTGGAACTGGTGGACTGACTATTAAACGATGGACACAGAATAGACATGCGCAATTCTATTGCGAAGAGTATTCAGATAGAGCTATGCCGTTCTTATTGTTTAACCTAATGATTAGAAACGTTAACGGGATCGTTGTGCATGGGGATGCGCTGACGCAGGAACATAAGCATGTCTATAAACTCGTGAGCGGTGATCGCTTTAGTGAGTTAGAAGAACTTGATAGTCTACCTAAGTTTATTGCTGATACTGTTATTATGAACCCACCATATTCATTGCCGTGGGATCCACAAAAAGAAATGCTTACAGGATTATTTGCAGAGATTGGTGTGTTACCACCCAAAGCAAAAGCAGACTACGCTTTCTTAATTCGTGGACTTGAGAAATTGAGTGATAGCGGAACACAGTCGCTTATTCTACCTCACGGAGTTCTATTTCGTGGTAATGCTGAAGGTAAGATAAGACAGTGGCTAATTGAGCATAACTATCTTGATGCTGTGATCGGACTACCTGAAAAAGTATTTTTAAATACTGACATCCCTACAACGATCTTAATGCTTAAGAAAAATCGTGATCGCAGGGATGTATTATTTATTGACGCATCAAAGCAGTTTCGCAAAGACAAAGCGCATAACATTATTGAGGCTGAACATATCAGTAAGATCTTACAAACCTATCAAGAAAGAACTGAGATGGACAAGTTCAGTAAGCTAGTAACATTTGAAACTATCAAAGATAACGACTTTAACTTAAACATTCCACGATATGTTGACACGTTTGAGCCAGAACCAGTCAAGCCGTTGGATGATGTGCTTGCTGATATGCGTGAGTTAGATAGAGCTATCAAGATGAGCGGACAAGAGTTAGCGACGATGATGACTGAGTTGCGTGGGACCAATGAACGTGCTGATCAAGAGATAAAGCGCATGACATCTTATTGGGTAGATAAGTATGGTATCAACAAGCAAAGGTCACAAAGCAAGCGAGGGGAGCAGTTGAGTTTACTATGATTGACTTTAATACGTATGAAGAAGTTAAGCTTGAAGATGTTGCAGAGTATGCACGAGCAAAAAAAGGTTGGATCTATCCAGCTGGTACATCAACGATACAGATCTCGGCTACTCGTGGACAGATCGGATATTTAGATAAGCCTAGTGAAGTACACACAAAGGATGTTGCAATCATTCCACAAGCTGGTATCAATCCTAGATACTTCAATATTATTATGAATAAGAACATAGATGAGTTTATGACTAAGTATGCGACAGGTATCAATATTAAGGAAAACGAGGTAGGTAAGTTTCCTATTCAGTTGCACAACAAAGAAACACAAGATGCAGTAGCCAAGATGTTTGGCTATGTTGAAGAACAAGAACAGATCGCACAGACTGAGATCTCGAATTTAAAAAATCTGAAGAGTAACTTGATGGATAATATGTTTGTTTGATAGAGCTGATAGCATATTAATAGAGTAATGATATAGCTTGACAGAGTAATATATTGAATACAGTAGGGGTGTAGTTAGTAGCTGCATCCCTTTTATTTTGCAATCAAAGGGAGTTGAGCTAATGAAGTGGACCAAACAAGCTGGTTTAGTAAGTTGTGATGCTGAAGCTAGATTAATCAGCAAACTAAACAGAGAGTTAAAGACTAAGCGTGCGAGTAAGACCGCTAAGAAGGTGAAGACATATGCCAAGAGTTAGAAGATGCAGACAGCAGGGCTGTCATTTGATGGTCGAGTACCCAAAACATTACTGCAGTCGCCACTTTGAACATGAGGCGGAATATTTAGCAAGTAGACAGAAGTGGGCTAGAAGTAGAGACCAACAGTATCAACGTAAGTATAATACTGTAACACGCAATCGCTCAGAACATAAGTCAAAGCAATATAACTTCTATCGTTCGCGTCAGTGGTCAAGACTAAGACGTAATATCTTAGAACGTGATAACTATCTGTGTAAGTATTGTGGTGCTATCAACATCGTGACACCAGCAAAGACAGTGGACCACATCGTGCCTATTGAGTATGACGCTAGTTTAAGGGATGACCCTAAAAACCTTGCTGTTATCTGTTATAGCTGTCATAGAGCTAAGACAGACTGGGAACAAGTTTATTATGGTACAGGTCAAGGAAATACACTAAAAAAAGTGCCTGAGATCAAAAATATCAATCAAGTGGTCCGTCAGCTGAAAACACTAGGCCCTGAGAGCTCATAAAATCGTTTCTAAGGGCTTTTTAAATTTTATGATGAACTAATCGAAATGGAAATTATTTTATCCCCCCGCCCCCAAAATGGGCACGGAAGAGCGCACACAATGGCGTCTTCTTATGTCGGAAACGAATTTGGAAAATTTTTTTATAGGGGGGTCTTGACAAGGAGGTGTTTGCGTGTCTAAGCGGAGCAAAGAACTTCCTGATCGGCCACCATCATATTTAAAAGGTACTGCAGCGGCGATGTGGCGTAGACTCGTACCACTTATCAAGGCTGACCCAGTCGTCAATGATATGGATCGAACTGTTGTTGAAGCTTTTTGCACTAATTATCAGTTGATGCGTCAAGCGTATGATGATATTCAAAAAAATGGCATCACAAAGCCAATATATAAAACAACAATCTCACCGGTAACCGGAGATGTAGTTGCTAAAGACTTTACTGGATTCAAGCGTAATCCATCAACTCAAATTCTTGATAGCGCAACTGCAAAACTTAGATCATTGGGTAATGAACTAGGACTTACGCCGCAATCGCGCGCAGAACTAATGAATATCCGCTTGGATGATGATAATGATGGAGCAATGGAAAGTTTGAAGGAATTTTTTGGAAAGAGTTGATAGCTGACTATGAATAAAAAAATAGATCTAACACAGTCGCATGATGTTTTAGGTGAGTATAGTAAGCTTGACTTTTCAAAAATCAGAGAAAATTATACAGATCCAGGTACAAAATACTGCTTTTCAGTCCTTGATGGAGAAATAGTTACCGGATATTTGATAAAACTTGCCTGTTTTAGACATCTACGAGATTTACAGCGTCAAAATACAGCAGATTTTGAGTATGTTTATGATATTCGTGAAGCTGAAAAGCTTCTAAAATTTGCAAGTATTTGTCCGAATGTTGACACAGGTGAGCCAACTAAATTGATGGAATGGCAAAAGTTTATTTTTTGCATGCTATTTGGTTGGCGTAATGCAGAAGGTGGCAAGAGATTTAGTCGTGCGATCGTTTCTGTCGCACGTGGACAAGGAAAAACATACTTGATGGCGATCTTAATGTGCTACTCATATCTTATCGAGTCGATAGGCTTAGGTAATCAAGACTATCTAGTATCCAGTATCAATTTTAAGCAAACTGGTAAGCTATTTGGTTACATTCGTACGATGATCAAGCAGATCGTTTCTAAGGTTCCATTTAAAAAATTAGCTGAAGAAACTGGGCTGTCACCACAATCTGAACAGATCATTGAGCGAAAAACTAACAATATTTTGCGTGCTATTTCGTTTGAGTCAGGACAATTTGATTCGTTTCACTTTACAACAGCGATAGTTGATGAAGTCGGTGAAGTCAAGACACGTGATAAGACTTCAAAGATCATTTCTGGACAGGTCAAAGTTCCAAATCGGCAGTTTATTCAGATCTCGACTAGTTATCCAGATCCAAGTGTTCCATTTCATGAAGACCAAAAGATGGTCCAACAAGCGATGGAACAAGATTGGAACCGGGATGCAGATTCTTATTTAGGATTGATTTGGGCTCAAGATAGCTTAGAAGAGACATTCAAAGAAGAAACTTGGCCTAAATCTAATCCGCTTTTATATCTGCCGGGACAAAAAGAAACTTTAATGCAGGGGTTAACTGATAAACGTGATAGTGATATGTTGACCGGCAATATTTCAGATTTTCATAATAAAAATCTGAATTTGTGGCTTCAAGAATCAACGAGTAGCTACTTGAAATTGGCAGATATTGAAAGTGCAATCGTTGGTGAGTTTAATATCAACGACCGCAAAGTATATATTGGCTATGACTATTCAATGTTTAGCGATAATACAGCGATCGCTTTTGTCTATCCGTATGAAAAAAGTGGTAAAACTTATTGGCATATTGAACAGCACAGTTTTATTCCGTGGCAAAAAGCGGGTTCGATTGAGGCCAAAGAAAAGCAGGATGGTATTAACTACCGTGAACTTGCGAAAAAGGGCTTTTGTACGATCACAAGTCATCCACAAGGTCTTATCAATGATGATCAGGTGTATCACTGGTTGATGGAATTCGTTGAAGATCATGGCTTGAGCCCGATATTTTTTGGCTATGATGCGTGGGGTGCTACTAATGTCATCAAGCAGCTTGAATTAAATTCAGGGTGGCCACTCGAAGCAATCAGACAACGAACGTCTGAGCTAAAGGATCCAACTAAATTCTTGCAAAAACTGTTTGTTGAGCAAACTGTGACCCGTTTAGATGACAAGATCATGGAAAAAGCACTATTGAATGCTCAATTAATGGAAGATAAGATCGGTATTCAAGTCGACAAATCAAAAGCAACGTTAAAGATCGATGTGGTCGATGCAATCATTGATGCGATGTATCAAGCTATGTATCATTTTGAAGATTTTGGGATGGCTAATGATAAGTCGCGTCAAGTTGAACTTATGACCGAACAGCAAGTCCTTGATTGGTTCAATAATGAAGATTCAGGATTAGGAGGTGATGACTACTATGATCAGGAATTTCTTTAATTTATTATGGTCGGTGATCGATGTTTTGCTCTTTACGATAGGAATCATTTTTCTAGTGTATGGAGCTTTTTTATTAGATAAGGTGATCGGCTTTTTTGCCCTTGGGATCGCATTGATCGTATTTGGTGTACTCACTGAACTAGCAAATGTGAAGGGAGGTGAGTAGATTGCCGGTATTTAATATCAAAAATTCGTTAGATGTTGGTGCAACAAGCATTCCGTTTGATGATCCTGCAATCGTCAACTTTTTAGGTGATATCGATAGTCAATATATCAGTGCAAAAGAAGCGCTGGAAAATTCTGATATTTATTCAGCTATTTTTCAGTTATCAGGAGATCTAGCAACGGCCTATTTAACGGCTGGAAAGAGACATTGGCAAAAGATGATCGATGCACCATCAGCGACTACGAACAAGCACTCATTTTGGCAAGCAGTATTTGCTCAGCTTTTGCTTGGTGGTGAAGCTTTTATTTATCGCTGGCGCAATGTTAATGGTATCGATGTGCGTTGGGAGTATCTAAGACCGTCGCAAGTCAGTGCGTTTTTGCTAAATGATGGCACAGGATTGACGTATAACGTAACTTTTGACGAACCCGGTATCGGTGTGATCAATAATATCCCTCAAAATGATATGTTGCATTTTCGTTTGCTGTCTAAAACAGGTGGAATGACTGGCGTATCACCGCTTAAAGCATTGACGCAAGAATTCAATATCAAGAAATCATCTAATAAATTGACACTGACAGCACTAAAGCAAGCGATCGTTAGCCCCGGTATTTTAAAAATGTCAAAGGGTGGCCTTTTGAACTGGAAGCAAAAAGCAGCACGATCAAAAGAATTTATGCGTCAAGCTCAAGCTTCAAATAATGGTCCGATCGTAATCGATGATTTGGAAGATTACAAACCACTGGAAATCAAATCAGACGTTGCTAAGTTATTAGCCCAATCTGATTGGACCGGGACACAGATCGCTAAAGTATTTGGCATTCCAAACTCGTATTTGAATGGCCAAGGTGATCAGCAATCATCAATCGATCAGATCAAAGGGATGTATGCCAATGCGCTTTCGCGTTACATGGAATCAGTTACATCAGAATTAAGCAATAAGCTAAGTACTACTGTGACTGTGAATCTACGTCCAGCATTAGATCCTTTGCAAGACGGCTATGCAAGTACGCTAGCTAATTTAGTCAAAAATGGTGTTATTGCACATAATCAAGCGACATTTTTGTTGCAAGAAACGGGATATTTTCCTGAAACTTTGCCAGATGCAGAAAAAAGTAAGCTTTTGTCATTGAAAGGGGGGGAACAGCAAAATGAAGATCCAGATCAGGGGACCGATCGTAGATGATTCGACCGGCATGATGTATGACTATTTTCAAATGCCTAATGTGACACCGTCAAAGATCGCGGAGGCGTTGAAATCTGACGATGGGGATGTTTCTTTAGATATTGCCTCAAATGGTGGAGATGTCTTTGCTGCATCCGAGATCTACACGATGCTACGCAGTTCAGAAAAGCAAGTCAATGTCAATATTGTAGGTTTAGCCGCATCAGCTGCAAGTGTGATCGCGATGGCGGGTGATAATATCAGTATCTCACCGACTGCGCACATTATGATTCATAAAGCATGGACCAATTCGCAGGGCAATGCGGATAACTTAGCACATGAAGCTGATGTTTTGAAAGGTATTGATGAATCGATTGCGACCGCATATGCCACAAAAACTGGACTAGATCGGGATACTATTATCGATTTGATGGGTAAAGAGACTTGGTTGAATGCTAAAGATGCAGTTGATAAAGGTTTTGCCGATGAAATTATGTTTGAGGATGCAGATAGTCCAGCTGTTTTCAATTCGCTGGAAGTTATCCCAAACAAAATAGCAGTCAATAAACTACTTAATTTTATCCAGCGGGAAAAACAGGTAGACAACCCCGAAAATACTTTAAAAAAGAAAAAGTTAGCAATTTTACTTGGAAAGGATGGTATTAATTAATGAATATCAATGAATTAAATGATGCGTGGATCGCATCAGGTCAAAAAGTATCTGATATGGATGCTAAACTAAGCGCTCTTGTGATGGATGATAGTTTCGATGAAACAAAATTCAAGGATCTAAAGGCTAAGCGTGATAACGAAGCCTTGCGTCGAGACGCAATCAAAGACCAATTAGAGATCGAGCGCATGGCAAGCAAGGTGATGCAAACACCTGATAAAAAATTGACACCTAAAGAAGAGAATTTAAAAGACGAGTTTGTAAACAATTTTATCGGGATGATCAAAGGTGATCCGAAAGTAGTGAATATGGTCACATCCTCAGTTGATGAAAATGGTGATCAGGCCGGGTTAACGATCCCCGCAGATATTCAAACGACGATCCATACTCTAGTTCGGCAATATGATGCACTTGAGCAATATGTAAACCACGAATCGGTAACAACGCCAAGTGGTAGTCGAGTATATGAGAAATGGTCTGATATTACGCCGTTAGCTAACTTAGATGATGAAAGTGCAACAATCAGTGATAATGATGATCCTAAATTAATGGTTATCAAATACTTAATCAAACGTTATGCTGGAATCACAACAGTAACAAATACATTGCTCAAGGACACGGCTGAAAATATTTTGGCATGGTTATCGACTTGGATCGCACGCAAGGTGGTTGTGACACGTAACAAAGCTATTATTGATGTTATGAGCAAAGCACCAAAGAAAACAACATTAGCTAAATTTGACGACATTGTAACGATGATCAATACAAGTGTCGACCCAGCAATCAAAACAACGTCATTTTTGATGACTAATACTGCAGGTTTGAACGTCTTATCGCAAGTTAAAGATGCGATGGGACGTTATTTGTTACAGCCAGATCCAAAACAACCAGATCAATACTTGCTAAAGGGTAAGCGAATTATTGAAGTGGCAGATCGCTGGTTGCCAGATACAGGTAACGCACACCCACTGTACTATGGTGATCTCAAGCAAGCTGTTACATTGTTTGATCGCGAAAACATGAGCTTGCTTGCGACAAACATTGGCGCTGGAGCCTTTGAAAAAGACCTTTACAAGATCCGCGTGATCGATCGCTTTGACGTTGTTTCAACTGATAGCGAGGCGTGGGTTGCTGGCTCATTTACAACTATTGCAGATCAACCAGCAAATTTTAGTGCTGAGGAAGCAAAAGGTTAGTGAGTCATGAGTGTAGATAAAACGAAACTCAAATTGAGTTTAAGGATCGATGGTAGTTTAGATGATGAGCTTTTAGAGGCTTATATCAGAGCAGCAGAAAGCTATATCAAAAATGCTGTTGGTGCAGATGAAGGTTTCTACGCTGATAATGATCTCTTTGATGTGGCTGTTATTGCGTTAGCTTCAAGTTACTACACTGAACGTACCGCTTTATCGAGTACGCAACTATATCCAGTCAATCTAACACTAAATTCGATCATCGGACAACTGCGAGGCAAATTTGCGGAGGTGGCCCAAGATGGTGAAACGAATCAATCCAGCTAGAATGACCTTTCGGCTAGAATTTGGAAGGATGCAAGCTGGTTCTAAGGTCAATCCTAATACTGGTGCTAGGGTCAAAGCATTCAAGCCAGAGTTTTCAGTTTTTGCTGGTCAATGGTCGCTTAGGATGACTGAATCGTTGTCCTTGGCTGGTCTAGGGATCAGCAATGCCGTCGTATTCTTTATTCGCCATCGAGATGACATCACTGGGGATATGTTGGTCCGAAAAGATGAGATCATCTATAAGATCAACAATATCTCATTTGATGATGGTATCTCACCTAATGGTTTTGATCTGATCACGTGTACAAGGGAGGTTACAAAACATGGGTGAAGTTAAAAATGCTGAAGAATTCGAGCGAATCTTAGATAGTCTTGCTGAAGGTATCGGACATGATGAACGGGTGCTAGCTAATAGAGTTGGTGCTGAGGCTTTTAAGAAGATCATGCAACCTAAAGTACCGGTCAGCACAAAAACATTTACTGGCAAAACAGTACACTTGCGCGATAGTTTAGTGACTGAACAACATACAAATGGCTCTGTTGCCGTGGGATTTACAGCTAAGGAGCACAAGGGCTATATCGGACGCTTTCAAAATGATGGTTTGGAAGTACGTGATCGTAATGTTGTCCTACATTCACATGTGCCAGGTAAACATTGTTGGGAAGAGTCAGTCAAAGAAGCTAAGCCTGTCTTAGCTACGGTAATGACTAATGCAATCAAACAAGCAATGGATAAGAAGGTGCAGTAATGACACCAGCAGCTCATGTTAGAAGTGTGATCGAGGCAAAGATCGATGCTATTCCAAATTTAAGCTTGGAGCATGTGCATACGTTTATGATTGATCCCAGTGATAACACAAAAGAAGATTTGATTTTAGTGATCAGCGAACTAGTCGATGGAGGCAGTTCTTATGGTAATGACCAAGAACTAGATATCACAAGACAAGTTCAGCTGATTTTTTATTATCCACCAAACTATGAGTTTGATATGTCTGAGATCGAAAAAAGTGTCAAGCAAGTGCTTTTTGATCAGCGAATCAGGTGTTTTTCTGATGCTGGTCATGTGATGACACCAGACAATCAAAATATCATCAACACACTTAAATTTAAATATACAGAGGAGGAAGTATAATGGCCACAATTGGTTTATGGGGTATCTATACAGGTATTCGAGGAAATGACGGTAATGTCGTATGTGATTCTAAGAAAGGCTTGAGCGATGAAGGTGTGTACTTTGTAAGTACAGATAAAAATGCTGGTAACTTAGGTTCAAAAACAGCAAATATTACTGGATTAGCTGCAACACCAACAAAGATTGACGGGAATAATCAAGTTGTTGATGTTACTAATCCGCCATCCAGTCCATCAGTTGCATGGACAGCAAATGAGATCAATTATCTTGTCAAACAAAAGATCTTAGGCCGTGAATCTAATGGAAAAGGTGGTTATGTCGACACAGATGATACTGTCGAATGTCCACTAATTATCGTGTCTCAGTCGACGATCTCACGTAAAAAAGTATTTTTCTGCTTTGGCCGTGGTGTATTTAACGAAGCAAGTCACAACGTTCAAACTAACACAAGTACAGCTGAAACACGTGACGATGACAATTTAACATATACTGCTTTGACGTATGATAAGTTCGGCGGTAAACCATATGCTGTATTTTACGAAGATGATCCGCAATTTGATGAAAAAGCAATGTTTGACATGGTTTTCCCAGGACAGAAGATGATCAAGGAAAATACAGTATCACAAAGTGTTTAAAAGATAAAAATAACAGAGACGAGAAACATGAGGATAAAGTCCATATAATTGTGTAAAAGTTAAAAGGCCATGTAACAGCCCTTTTTACTGTACAATGTTTTTAAC